TAACAATCGCGTCAGCTGTCGGAGTCATTATCAACCTCATTACCAGGCTGAAGGAACCGGAAACAAAGCAGAATGAGCGGATCTCACACTGTGAGGAACGTCTCAATAAGATGGATGTCATCCTGGAGAAGTTCCAGGGCTATTTTTCAAACGATGACCGGAGGTTCAAAGAGATCGAGGAGGGCAACAAGATCACTCAGACGGCTCTCCTGGCTCTGCTGAAGCATTCGATCAACGGGAATGATACGAAGTCTCTCAAAGAGGCAGAGAAGAACCTGGAAGACTATCTCATCAACAAATAGGAGGTAAAGCCATGAAATTACCTGATAAAGTCTATAACGTGCTCAAGTGGATTACGATCCTTGCCGTACCGACAAGTACGTTCATAACAGCTCTGATCGCATCGATCCAGACAGGAGACCCCACGGCCATTATTACGACCGTCATAAGCGGTATCGCAGCATTGGCCGGAGTTGTCATCAAGGCTTCCGATGTCGAATATAAAAAAGGACTGCAGGAGGATAAGTGATATGGGCTCTCTATATATTAAAAATGTCATCCGGGTGGCCGTAAGTTATGAAGGCTACCATGAAGGAGCGAACAACTGGAACATCTTTGCTGACCGTCTCGATAAATGCGGATATTATGCTCCGCAGAAAAAACAGAATGTGCAGTGGTGCGGATCGTATATAAATGACATTATGATGGAAGCTGCAACACCTGAAGACCGGGACGATGATTCAAAGAAGTATGATGCACAGTATTTCCAGTATCAGCCTTCATACTGGAACTGTTCTGCAGGTGTAAAGGAAATGGCCGATTATTATAAGGCCGTAGGTGAGTTCTATACCGACGATCCGCATCTCGGTGATGTCATCTTCTTCAACTCCGTGGACAACAACGGGAACGTGATCGCAAGGTACCAACACGTCGGTCTCATCATCGATCTGGGAGACGAGTACATCACGACGGAAGAAGGCAACGCAGGCGACATGGTCCAGCGGAAGTATTACCGTTACTCCGAGATCGGTACCAAGATAGAAGGCTTCGGCCGTCCGAGATATGACGGATATGAGGATCCTGCTGACATAGATCATAAGCCTGAGCCTGTTCCTACTGAAGATGTCACGGTAACGCTTCACGTCCTTTCCCGTGGCAGTACGGGAGGACAGGTGAACACTCTGAAGGCCCTGCTCAATGAGTTCGGATTCAGTGACGATCTTCCTCTTGACGGTGATTTCGATTACGACACCGAGGTTGCCGTAAACCGTTACAAAGAGAATTACGGACTGACAGCTGACGGCATAGTCGATGAAGACACCTGGAAGCTGCTCCTGCTCTAACAAGACTTCGGTCTTGTTTTCCCTTTTGGCTCTGGCATCGGTTCCGGTGTCAGGGCTTTTAGGCTGAATCAGACTGCTGTACATATTAGAATCTCCAAAAGAAAAACCCTCTGACTTCGGTCGGAGGGCTTTTCTTTTGGTGAATAATATCTGCTCGTATCGGTGTTCTGATTATATCATTCTTGGTGCCAAAAATGGTGCCAGATAGTCCGTGAGCGGTGTACAAACCTGTTTACAAGGTGGGAAAAGTCCACAAAAACAGGGATAATTGGGTACAGGTACACAGACAGGAACGAGTTCAAGTCCCGTATGCTCCACCATATATCATTGAGACTCACGGTTCTTTGGTGCCATTTTGGTGCCAAAGGTGAGATCGATGATCTGAGCAGCTTCTGCCTGCTCACCTGTCAGGATGTGGCCATACGTGCCGAAAGAGTCGAACGAGACGCTGTGGCCGACGATGTCCTTCACCATCTGCTCCGGCATGACGTTCTTCATCATGGAGACGAACGTGTGTCTGAGGCTGTACACGGTGCCTGGAAGGTTGCGCTCGGCTTTCAGCTTCGCCCAGTGTTTCCTCATTCCGTTCTGCTTGCCCTGTGAGCCGTCAGGTGAGCAGAATATCCAGTCCGTGTGAAGATTGTATTCCTCGTTCCGTCTGATCGTCTGTCGGAGGATGCCGGATGCAAGCTCTCCGATGGGGACTATTCGCTTGGCGTTCTTGTTCTTCAAGTTGGTAATGTGGCCTCTCGCATTGATACCGCGCTCGATCGAGACGGAATCACCATGCAGATCTGACACCTTGAGACCGAGGGCCTCCGACGGCCTCATGCCTGTCATCAGGAGGAAAGTGAAGAGGCTGTGATACCAGAGCTCTGACGGCTCCAGGAGCTTCTTGACATCCTCGGCCTGCAATATTTCCTTCTCCTGCTTGGAACGTCCCTTCGGGATGTACAGTGTGCCTCTCGGCAGCTCGCACTGATAATCTTCATATCCGAACCTGATGATCGACATGATTATCGCTCGGAGGTTTTTGAGTGTCTTCTCGGAGAGTGGCCTGTTTTGCCCTCTGGCTTCGTTTATGAGGCTTTGCCAGTCTCTGAGTGTCATTTTACATATCTTCTTATGACCGCACACAGGGACCACGTAGAGGCGCGTATAGCACTCATATTGTTCGTAGGATGGAGAGTCTTCTCCACAGCGTGCCTTCACGTCTTCGAGATATTCCTTCACGACCTGTTTGACGGTCTTCTCTCCTGACGCTTCACCATAATACCAGGCATCGTACTTCTTCTGGCACTCTTTCCGTCCCTTGATACCGGGAATGGAAGAGGAGAAGCTGTACCGCTTCCCGTCCTTCCGTGCCTGGATCCTCCATCTGACACCGTCCCATCTTGGAGTATTCATTATTGCTCTCCTCTCTGTGACTTTAAGAACTTGATGTAGTTCATGACCTGTTCCTGTTCCTTGCCGTTGAGTTGTTCATACTCAACAAGGATCTGAGGTATTCCTAACTCTTCGGGTGTGAACCGAGTCTTCTTGTGATCCTCTCCATCATCATAGGTGTTGATGCTGATCGTGAAGGGGAGAACCGCTTCCATAGGTACGTCATATCCCATTAGCCACGAGGGCAGGACATAGAGCGCACGAGCCATCGCATCAATGGCACTCTGCTTTGGTAAGACATCGCCTCGGAGGTACTTGGAAATTGAGCCCTTGTTGATTCCGCTCTTCTTCGCAAGGTCTGAAGCGGTCATATCCCTCTTTAATAATGCTTCTTTGATTCTGTCTTTAATCTCTACCATATCCCGATTCCGTCCTTTCAGTTCGATTATATGACAAACAGATTACAATTTCAAATTTGAAACCAAAAAGGGTTGCAATTTTGAAACCTAAATGTACAATACAATCATAGTTTCAATTTTGAAACCGACACCAGAAAGGAGGTTTAAGATGACATATAAGACGGACAAGCTAAAGGCACGAATCATCGAGAAGTTTGGCGATCAGAAAACCTTCGCAGCGGCTTTGGGAATGAGCGAACCGATGCTCAGTCGCTTACTAAATGAAGGGAAGGACTGGAAAGGCTCGATGCTGATGAAAGCAATAGAACTTCTGGAGATTCCGGCCACGCAGGTGGACTCATATTTTTTTGAGCCTATGGTTGCAAAAGAGCAACAGAAGGAGCAAGTATGAACGGCTCACTCTATCCCTCACTGATGCGGTTCTTTAAGAACCAGACGGAGCTCGCACACGCTGGGTGTATGTCACGCAAAAGACTCTACGACTGCCTTTATGGTCACAAAGAGTTCACCAGGGCAGAGAAGAAAGCCATAGCAGGCAACATCGTGGCGAAGATGCTGAACTCAAGACAGTACGATTATTCGGAAATGGAGAACGCTCTTGATGCGTGGTGTGGGAAGTTTGATGAGATCTACAGAAGAAAGGAAAAGCAAGATGGAAAAGTACAAAGCATTGAAGGGACGGAAGGTCTATCTGGTCTTTGAATACGTAAGAAATGGCTCGTGGGATATCCAGAACGCAGCCAAGCAGTATTTCAAGGCATCTATCAGAGACATCATGTTCGACATTGGCTACGTTTACAACGACGAACTCTACGTCGAGAACCCTCACAAGAAGGGTGCCAAGAAGGTTATTTATGCAGTTCAGAACAGGAGGCGCACATGAATCTACTCACCATTATCGGAATGATAGGCGCGGCTGCCGTCGGTTTCATCGCAGGCATGATCGTGGAGCTCTCCATTGACGCAGGCACGATCAGGGAACTCAGGGAACACAATCACAAGCTGAAGCTGGAGAACATTCAGCTCTGCGCAAGACCTGACGTGATCGAGATCATCGACAACACAGTAGCAAGAGACGTGGACTTCTCACAGAAGTGGTAATCAGAAAGGACGGAATAACATGGCAAGTATTTACGAATTAGGGCAGGGTTTCAAGATCCTCATTAACATGATCGAAAGCGAAACTATTGATGATGATGTCATCACGGACGCATGGGAAAATCAGACAATCGCACTCGCTGAAAAGGGCGAGAATGTCGCCAAGTACATGAAGATCGTTGACGGTGAGATCGCTGTCATAGACGAAGAGATCAAGAGACTCCAGGCATTAAAGAAGACAAAGCAGAACGGCAAGGAGCGCATCAAGTCTCTCATGCAGAACGCTATGGAAGTAGCAGGCGAAAAGAAGCTCGCGTGTGGCACGTTCACACTCTCCATCCAGGCTAACCCTCCGAAAGTCGTTCTCGATGTAACGGACATCAACGCTATCCCCGAAGAATATCTCACCATTCCTGAGCCGGAAGTTAACAAGGCAAAGCTCAAGGACTCCCTCAAGGCAGGCTATGAGTGCGAGTGGGCGCATCTGGAGAGCGGAACGTCTCTCCGCATCAGATGAGGTGCGCTGACTGTCGCTACTACGAGGCAAGCGACACTTCGATATTCGGAGGCTGGTGTCTCGCAGGAGCGCATCTGAGAGACAGGAAGATCACCACGTATGGCGTGGACAAGGATGACTACTGCAAAGACTGGGAGGCGAAAGATGAGCCCACGGAAGAGACATTATGAAGTTTACCTCGTAGGTCACGGCTCAGGCTGCTACGCAAAGAACTACAACAAGTTCCTGATGGGCGAGACGTGGGCGATCTCCAAGAAGCAGGCGGTCAATAACATCCGCTATCGGATCCACAGAGACGGACAGGAGCTTCCTGACGGTATCGGTGACTCCGAAGGTATGGGATGTGTGGTCTATGTCCTGGAAGCGGAAGAAGTATGAGACACACCAACAAGCCAACAGGCGCACAGTGGAAACAATTATTCGAGATATTCAAGGAGGCTAATATGGCAATCCCCATTACAAAAGGTAAGGTCGAGACCGCTAAGAAGGTCGTGATCTACGGACCGGAAGGAATCGGCAAGTCAACACTTGCATCTAAGTTCCCAAACCCCGTATTCATCGACACGGAAGGCTCGACAAAGGAATTAGATGTCGCCAGATATCCTGCACCGATGAGCTGGAATGACATCATCACGCAGGTGGAAGACACGGCTGCTGAGGCTCCCTGCTCCACCATCATCATAGACACTGCTGACTGGGCAGAACAGTTCTGCATCGAAGAGGTATGCCGTAAGAACAACGTGAAGGGCATTGAGAGCTTCGGCTACGGCAAAGGCTATGTCTATGTCACCGAAGAGTTCCAGGCTCTTCTCAGGGCCTGTGACAAGTGCATAGAGGCAGGCATCAGCGTGGTATTCACTGCTCACGCTCAGATGCGGAAGTTTGAGCAGCCTGACGAGATGGGAGCGTATGACAGGTGGGAAATGAAGCTCACAAAGAAGACCGCTCCTCTCCTCAAGGAATGGGCTGACATGGTCCTCTTCTGCAACTACAAGACAGACGTAATAACTGACCAGGCAACAAAGAGCAAGAAGGCCACAGGCGGCAGGCGTGTGATGTACACGTCACATCATCCGTGCTGGGACGCTAAGAACAGATATTCGCTCCCTGAGCAGATGGATATGTCTTTTGACGGTCTTGCTCACTTGTTTACCAATACTAAACCGAAGGCAAAAGAGCCTGATTACCGTGTGAAGGTCAGGAATCTCATAGCAGACATGAGTCCTGAGCAGAAGCAGGAGATCATCAAGAAGTA